AACCTATGGCGACAACTCGCCCCCTAAGTCCCGAGGATATTGTCGCCCGGGTCTCCCAGAAGCAGATGACCGCTTCAGGCTTCTATGACAGCCGACTGGCGCTTGAGCGCACGCGGGTCACGAAGTACCTGAACGGAGAGCTTCCCCGACGCACTACTGAGGGCTCGTCCTCGTACGTGGCCAGCGACGTTTACGACAGCGTCGAGATGATGCGCGCTCAGTTGCAGGAGGTCTTCTCCGGTGGCGAGCAGATTGCGCAGTTCGATCCCGACCAGTTCATGAATACCGCCCACTGTCGCGTTGCGACCGAGGCGGCCCGCTACGTCATCTATCGTGAGAACGACGGCTTCAACATCTTCGGCAGCGCAATTTACGACGGTCTCGTAGCCCGCGCTGGCGTTGTGAAGGTGTTCTGGGAAGAGAAGTTCAAATACTCGGACGAAGAGTTCGAAGGCATCAGCCACGACGACGCGCAGGCTCTCGCCTCGCACGACGAGGTCGACACCTTCGACGCCGAGGAGCAACCTGACGGGTCCTTCAAGGGCTCGCTTACGCGCAAGCAGGATGTCTCCAAGGTCACCATCGTCAACATTGCTCCCGAAGAGTTTCTCATCGAGAGCATCGCGACAAGCATCGACAAGGCCGTCTATTGCGGTCACCGCACGCCGAAGACGAAGGCTGAGCTAATCGAGATGGGTGTAGACCCGAAGCTCGTTGCCTCCCTTCCGGCCGATGACGCTCGGGCTCTGATGTTCTCTCCTGAGGTGCTCGCGCGCACTGCGCCAACTCGACAGAACGACGTCTCCGACGACCCGATCCAAGACGAACTCGAATACATCGTCTACTTTGAGAACTTCGTGCGTATGCAGATTGACCCCAGCAAGGGCGTCCGTCTCTACAAAATCTGCATCGCTGGCGACAAGCTGCTCTATCCGCCCGAGGAAGTCGACAAGGCTCCCTTCATTGCGTACGTGCCGCTGCCGGTCAGCCACGTGTTCTATGGCAACAACTTTGCACAACGTGTGATCCACACCCAGAACGCTCGTACCGTTCTCTTCCGTGGTGTGCTCGATCACACCGCCATCACGACTAACCCGCGTTGGGCTGTGGTCAATGGCGGTCTAATGAACCCACGTGAACTCTTAGACAACCGGCTCGGCGGCGTCGTTAACGTCAGGCGACCGGACAGTGTGCAACCGTTCCAGCAGGCCAACCTGAACCCGTACGTCTTCAACGTGCTGGGAATGCTGAACGACAACAACGAGAAGTCCACGGGCATCTCTGCGCTGTCTCAGGGCCTCGACAAGAGCGCCATCTCGACCCAGAACTCCAAGGGTCTTGTGGACACGATGATGAAGGTAAGCAGCATCCGCCAGAAGATCATGGCGCGCAACTTCGCTTACAACTTCCTCGTCCCTCTGATGCTTGAGGTCGTGCGCCTGCTCATCCTGAACCATCAGGACGACAAGGTAATCGAAATCTCTGGTCAGCCGATTGGGTTCACGCCCAAGCAATGGACTGAGCGCACCTCGTGCACCGTGTCCGCTCACCTCGGTTATGGTGAGAAGGATCAGGCCGCTATGGACCTCATGCAGGGCTACGAAGCCATGGCAAAGGACCCCGGCTTGGGCGGCATGTTCGGTCAGAAGGGCCGGTTCGCCATGCTCAGCGACATCGCGAAGCTTAAAGGCTTCACGAACTTCAACGCATACCTCGATCCCAACGCACCGCCTCCGGGTCCCGACCCGATCAAGATGGGTGAACTCCAGGTCAAGCAGCAGACGGCAAAGACTGCTCAGGACGCACTCACCATCAAGCAGGCAGACGCCAGCCGACTGTTCGCCTTGGATCAAACCAAGTCGCAGCAGCAGGACCAGCAGCTTGCTCTGGCCGCCGACAACCAGTCCCGCACGAACGACCGACAGGATGCAGACACTCGTGCTCGCATTCTGCAAGGCGCTCAGCAACTGGCTCTGGAGGAGGACAAGATCAACAAGGATCACGAGGCCAAGATGAAAGCCGCGTCACGACCGGCAGCATCAAAGGCAGCTTAAGGACTAAATGGACGACGCAACGATCCTCGAACTGGGAGGCTTCTGTACGGAGCTTCTCAGTTCTGAGGCGTTCGCGGCGCTCACTGCAATGTATTCCCAGCAGTGCGCCACGGACATCCTCAACACCGACCCGAAGAACGCCAAAGAACGCGAAGGCATCTATGCCGCCTACCAAGGTTTCTCAGGCTTCCTCGCGCTGACGCAGAAGTTCTCTGCCGCGCACACCAAACTAACTGAACAGCAGACGTCCGAGACCACCCCCGAAGTCGACGAGTTCGATCATGAGGGCGTCCACGACATCTATAGGAATGATAACGACTGATGACGACGGCTATCAACTCTAACGACGCCGCATTGCACGTAGAATACCCGGAAGAGATCAACGATGACGATTTCGTTGCTGCTCTCCTTGGCGATGGTGATCCCGATGAGGGTGACGACGCTTCTGCAAAGAAGCCATCGAAGAAAGAAACCGAAGCCGACGAAGACGAAGAGAACGCCAACGACGCTGAGAACGAAACCCCGGACGAGGACGCTGACGACGAGCCATCCGAAGACGAGGAAGAGAACGAAGGCGACGAAGACGAAGAGAACGACAAGGAAGAAGACGACAAATCGAAGCGCAAGTTCGCCGATGACAGTGACGAGACGTACGTCAAGGTCAAGGAAGGCGACACTGAGCATGAGGTTAAAGTCTCCGACCTGAAGCGTCTCTTTGGTCAAGAGGCTGCTCTCACCCGCAAGTCGCAAGAAGTCGCCACTGAGCGAGAGGTCGTAAACGCAAAGCGGACAGAGAATGTCACTGCGTACAACGCCCTCCTGCAGCGTGCGACCGCGCGAGCGGACAAATACCGCGCTCTGCCGTGGACCCAGTACATGAAGGACCCGAATATCCCCGCTGAGCATCTGCAGGAACTCACTGCAGAGGCGAACGAGGCTATTCAGGAAGAGACGTTCCTCAAGAACGAACTCACCTCCTACGTCGAAAAGATCAACGCAGAGCAGAAGGAAGCAGCGAAGAAGCAGTCCGCTGAATGCCTGAAGGCTCTCAAGAACCCCGAGAGCCCGACGTTCATCAAGGGCTGGAATGACGCGGTCTACGCGGACATTCGCAACTTCGCAGTTGAGCAAGGCTTCGACGCAAAGGTCGTCACGTCCCTCAACGATCCCGCTGCTTTCAAAGTGCTGCACATGGCGATGCAGTTCAAGAAGGGTGCCAACAAGGTCTTGACCAAGAAGGTGAACAAGACCCCGACACGCATCGTGAAGAACTCCGCATCAACTCCCGCAGTTCGCGACAACGCAAAGAAGATCACAGCCCAGACGGCTGTGCAGAAGGCGAAGAAGTCAGGCTCTCAGGCCGACGCCGCCGACGCATTCCTCGCCATGTTTGATGGCGAGTAACACACCACTACATTTGCAGAAGAGACTAAATTTCTAATGGCTCAGTTCCAGACGTACACTCAGGTCGGCATCAAGGAAGACGTGGCCGACGTGATTACGAATCTTTCACCCCGAAAAACGCCTTTTATGTCGAGCATCGGCTCGGAGAAGATCACCCAGCCGCTGTTCCAGTGGCAGGAAGACACTCTGCGCGCACCGGCTCAGAACGCCGCTATCGAAGGCGCGGACCCGACCTTCATCACCGTCACCCCGACCACGATGAAGTCGAACTACACGCAAATCTTCACCGAGGCGGTCACCGTCTCCGACCGTGCCGACGTCGTCTCGACCTACGGCCGGAAGAAAGAGTTCGCTTACCAGATGGCCAAGACTGCGGCCCAGGTTAAGCGCGACGTGGAAATCGCCTACATCGGCCTCGCCGGTACCAAGGCTGCGGGTAACGGTTCGACCGTCCCGTCGACTTTGGACTCCGCTCAGGTCCAGATCGCCAGCGCCAACATTGTCCGCACCGCCGCGAACGATGATCCGCTGACGGAGCAGTTCCTCGTTACCGCTCTGCAGGCTGCGTACATCAGCGGCGCTGAGCCGTCCCGCATCATGGTGACCCCGACGAACTCGGTGACGCTGGCGGGCTTCGCTGCGGCTGCTGGTCGCTACCGGACCCTCTCGGGCTCCGACGCGAAGAAGCTGGTCAACGTGGTCAACCTGTATGTCTCGCCGTTCGGTGAGCAGAAGGTCGAGATCAATCGCTGGCTGCGCGCCGAGAACACGCTGGTTTACGAACCCGACATGTGGACGAAGCCGACCCTTCGTCCGTGGGAGCGTAAGAACCTCGCGAAGACCGGTGACAGCACCAAGGCCATGCTGCTGGGCGAGTTCTCGCTCAAGCACAAGAACAGCCTAGGCTCTGCGCTGATCGTCCAGAAGACCTCTGGCTTCTAAGGTCCAACAAATGGGGGCACGGATAATTCCGTGTCCCTATTTTTGCTTTTGAGAATATGTCCCAAGAAACTTTCTACGAAGAACCCGTCCTCCTCGACACGCTTGTCGCCTTCGACGAAGACCGCTCCACCAATGAACTGATCATTAAGCGGACGCAGGAAATCCCCGACGAATTCCTGACCAGTCTGCAACATGAGCGCCTTGATAGCGTCGCCACCCGTTCGGGCGAGATGCACAAGGTAGCTTCAATCCCCGTCGAAGTAGTCGACGACCTTCTCCGCACATACGGCTTCGACGTGATGAACGCTCCCGTGCGCGAGACGCTCACGATGCTGCGCCGTTACGCGCTCGACAAATTCATCGCTACCAACAAACGCATCTAAGGAATCTCTGTGACCCTCGGTGAACTGAAGGCCCAATTCAAGGCGCTGTTGAACAACGGCATCGTCAACAACAACGCGGCATTGGTCTCGACCTTCGTGAACCAAGGCATCCAGCGCATCCAGCGTGAACTCCGTGTCCCGTTCATGGAGAAGCAAATCCTGTACACCATCCCCGACAGCTACACGAAGCTGGGTATCCCCAGTGACCTCCTGCAGCTTATCTCGATCCAGGTAGACCGAGACGGGGATGGTGTCCTCGAATACGAACTCCAGCGCGTCGATCTGAACCGCGTCATGGGCGCGTCGCAAGACGTAGGCCCTCCTTCGATCTACGCGCGCCAAGGTGCCGCTTGGTATCTGGGACCTCGGCCCCTCGTGGGCGACAAAGTCCTCATCACCTATTACTGCGAATTCCCTGCTCTCGTTGCTGACACTGACGAGAACACGATGTCCAAGGTCGCATGGGACGCTGTGATCTACGCCGCTCTCGTGGCCGCCTCGTCGTATCTCAATGACGAACGCAAGGCCGGGTTCGAGCAAGACTTCCAGCGCATCATGGCGACCCTGCAGGACCAAGCTGACAGCGACGAGTTGACTGCAGATGCCGCAGTGCGCCCTGCGCTCTACTTTGACCGAGGCGATGAATGGTAAACCCGACGCCCACCAGCTTCTACGCTGACGGCACGGTCTACGACGAGGCAGAGGTGGTCACGAACGACCACCCGTCCTCCTCGCAGGCCAGCGTGGCGCCTAGCTCATTCTTCACTGATGGTGGGCTGGTCGGTGCCGAAGACGTCACGCATAGCGACGTCGCGCCTTCCGATACGCCTTCACCGATGCCTAGCTCGTACTTCACGGACGGCGGGCTGGTGGGTGCAGAGACTGTCACCAACAACGACAACGTCCCGGACAACAGCCCGCGTCCTGCTCCGACCTCCTTCTATCCGGATGGCAATCTCTACGACTACCTGTCGCAAGAGAGCGAGGTCGTGGCGCTTCTGCAGCAACTCGCGGCCACGACGACGACCAATGCCAATGCTGCCGCCTCCTCAGCGACCAACGCCTCCACCTCAGCTACCAATGCTGCCGCTTCGGCTGCGGAAGCTGCTGCAGGCGTACAAGGCTTTGCTGGCACGGCGACGCCTCTCATTGACGGCACAGCGGCTGTCGGCACGAGCACCAAATGGGCTCACGAGGACCACGTGCACCCCAAGGACCCTACGCTCGCCTCGGTGAGCTACGTGGACACCAAGGTTGCCGGTGTAGTCAACTCGGCTCCCGCTACGCTCGACACACTGAACGAACTTGCGACCGCACTCGGTGATGACCCGCACTTCGCCACGACGGTCTCCGCGCAGATCGGCACGAAGGCCGCGACGACTTACGTTGACGCGCAGGATGCACTAAAGGCCGACAAGACCTACGTTGACGCGCAGGACGCGCTAAAGGCTGACAAGGCCTCTATCGGCTCTGGGCAGTGCAAGTTAGTCTATGTCGATGCGACGCATGTGAAGCTGATTCCGTTCAACGGCAATCAGATCAAGATTGCAGGAGCGCTCTACTCGATCCCTGCCGCTGGCATCACGATCAGTAACAGCGGGCTCGTCGCGAGCAACCTCTTCTACATCTACGCCACCATCATCTCTGGAGCGCTCGCGCTATACGCCAGCCCCACAGGGCACGCCACCAGCACCACGGCGGGGAATGTGGGCGTGGAGACGTTCAGTGGCAACGACGCCTATACCCTCGTCGGCATGGTCTACACCAATGCGTCGGCGCAATTCGTGGACTCGCCGACGAACAGGCAGGTCAGATCATGGTTCAATGACTTCGGCGTCGGCGTAAGCTCGTTCCAAAACGGTTCATCTACCACGACAACGGTGGGTGGCTATGTTGAGCTGACGACGGCGCTTCGTGTCACCGTATTGCTTTGGGCCAGTGAGATATCCAATTCGATCCTCACGGCGGCGATGTCGAACTCTGGCCCCAGCGCCACCTATATGGTGATCATCGTGAATGGTGGGGCGGTTGGACAATACGCTGTCGTCACGACGACCGCATTGGTTGGGGGTACCGCTCAGTTCAATGGCTCCGGGCCACCTTCTGACCAACTCGTGACGTGGTCGATTGGAGGTCAAGTCGGCGCCGGCACCGGAAATTATCAGGCCATCGCGCTGACCGTCTCCACCATCAGACGCTAACCACAACAGAGATACACATGACCGCACTGAACCGCGAGGCGAGCATCAGCAAGACGCTCGGCTACGAAGGCGGCTGGACGAACGACAAACATGATCCAGGTCACGCCACCAACTGGGGCATCACCATCGCTGACGCTCGCTTGTATTGGAAGCACGACGCTTCCGAGTACGACGTCAAGAACATGCCTCGGTCAGTCGCTGTCGCCATCTACCGCTTCAAATACTGGGGCGCTATGGGCTGCGATGATCGCCCGACCGGTCCCGACTTCGTAGACTTCGACTACGGCGTCAACAGTGGCGTCTCTCGGGCTCTCAAGCTCCGAGGCACGCTCGACGCCCAGAAGCTATCGCCAATCAACTACGTGAAGGCCCAGACCCGGGCCCGCTTGTCCTTCCTGCAGAACCTACGCACATGGCAGTTCTTCGGGAAGGGTTGGGGCCGCCGCGTCGCTGACGTGCAGGCCACTGGCGTCCGCATGGCTGTAGAGGCCGCAGGGAAACCTGTGGGGCCCTCAATGGAGCGTCGGTCTGCTGAGGCCGCGACCAAGGCGACCAAGCACACCGCAGGCGCCACAGCGACCGCAGGCTCCTCGCCCATCTTGGCACACCTCGGTTCTCTCGACACTTCGACCGAGATTGGCCTGTGTGTCCTCGGGCTCGTTGTGGGCTTCGGCCTTCTCTATTTCATCTGGCACGCCGTGCACGCTTCGCACCTCGCTGCCGCCTACAAGGACCAAATCCCATGCGAGCCTACTTCGCAGACCTCTGGGCCCGAATTGAAGTCCGATGGCACGCTATCGCCATCCTCGTCCTCGCCGCCGCTCCCAGCATCCTCGACTGGCTCGGCGTCATCGACCTCAAGCCCATCCTTATGCACGTCGTGTCAGAAAGCGTTGCCGACCTGATCGTCGGTTGCCTGCCCTTCGTGCTCGCCTTCGTGCGGCCGATGCTGGCCGTTACGCCTGCCCCTGTGCCCCTTGAGGAAGACGAATGAACTTCCTCTGGGGCTTAGTGCTTAAGCTCCCGCAGTTGCTCTTGGGTCTCTTCAACAAGGCTCAAGACACTGCTCAGGTCCAGAGCAACAACGCCAAAGACGTCACCGTCGCCGCACTATCGGCAGACACTGCGCACTTCGCTGCAGTGAAGGACGTGACGATGGCTATGTTCTCGCATCCCATCTTCTGGGTTGCTTGGGGCCTCGGGGTCTTCCCCGTGTTGAGCTATCACTCACTCATCTTTTTCGTCAGCACGTTCCCGTATGTGTGGCACTGGGCCACGGGCATCGACGCGGCACATGCTGTCCTCCGGGTCCCTACGGAGGAGCTTAGCTACGGCCAGATGGTCGTCGGCTCTGTCTTCACCCTCACAGGGGCGTCAACTCTCGTAGCCGGGCTTACAGCCGCATGGACCAAGAGAATCTAATGGACACCGTAACCACTGCAGGCGCGGGTGTGATGGTCACCGCTCCTCTCTGGATCGACACACTCAATCCGTACGTCCAGTTCACTGTAGCCGTCCTCGGCGGCATTTGGATCGCGACGAAAATCGTCACCACCATTTACACCACTTTCATTAAGGACCGTCCGTGAAGAACATGAACGCCAACTTCGCCACCAAGCAGGCGACCGTTGGCACCACTCCTACTCTTATCGTTGCGCAGCGCTCCGGCCGCGACACGGTAGTCATCGAGAACACTGGTACGACTGCGGTCTACCTAGGCAACGCTTCTGTCAGCACCACGAGCGGTCTTCTGCTCCCCGGCGTCCTCGGCGCTAGCGTGGCCCTCGAAACCACGGACCCTGTGTACGGCATCGTGGCCTCGGGCTCTCAGGTGGTCGCGGCCGTCGAGAACTTCTAATGCCGACGAACATCTACGTTCCCGGCGCCCCTTCGATAGGCAAGTCCCGGCGACGCGTGTTCCTCGGTTCGGCATCGAGCGGGCCGTTCACTTACCTGATGAAGGTGCAGGACACTCCCGTAGCGCCTACGGCGAACATCTGTTTGGGCGGCAACTATCTGTATGCCGCCAACCAGAACAAGAAGCTGCTGATCTACGACATCGGCACCACACCTGGTAACCCTACGCTGGTTGGTTCGCTGAGTGATGCGACGAACCTCAACGGATCAGGCGCGGTTCGTGTGAACGCTGCGGGCACTTATGCGTTCGTATCATGTGAGGCGGGCGCCTCTATGACGGTCATCAACATCAGCAACAAAGCGGCACCTACGTACGTTGCGAAGGTGCAAGGCCCTACACCCGGCACGTCTCTCGCTGGCGCCTCAAACATCCGCCTCAACGCTGCGGGCACTGTGGCCTACGTTACGACCATCACCCGAAATTCTCTCGCGGTGATCGACATCAGCACACCTACAGCGCCTGTATGGCTCACTGAGGTTCGTGGTCCTGTCCCGGGCACCTCCATGCGAGGTTGTCGTGATGTGATCCTTTCCCTCGACGAGAAGACGGCCTACGTGTCGATGGACACGTCGAACGGCATCGCAGTTGTCGACGTCACCACTCCTGCCTCAGCTACGTACGTCACGACCGTGTCGGACGCTCTGAGCGCATCGTGTCGTGGCATCGTGCTTAATGCTGCCGGGACGCGCCTATTCCAGCTAGGAGCGGGTAACGCCTCTTCCTCGCCCGCGTGGGCTGGCGGCATCACGACGTGGGACACATCAGGGGCCAACAAGAACAACCCGCAGAAGCTGGCTGTGTGGCTCGGACAAGACCCGTTCGGCGGCATGCGCTACATCGCAGGAGGTCGTGGCATCGTCCTTTCGACAGACGAGAAGTACATGTTCGTCACGAGTGAATCTGGTGACAACCTCTCTCTCTTCGACATGTCTACGGACACAGCAATCACGTACTTGACAGGCACCAAGGGTCCTGTGCCGGGAGACTCTCTCGACGCAGCCTTCCCTCTGTATGTCAAGAATGGCTACGCCTACATCGCGCTGTACAGCGGCGGAACGTCGCCCTCAGGCCGAGGTTTCGCGGTCGTCCAGATCGACCCGAAGTACAATCCTCCATAGCATTTCCAAACTAGGATACTCTATTGTCCCTCGACTTCACCAAGCTCACCGACGCCGTAGCCAAGGTCGCCTCTCTGGCGGCCTCGCACGCGGACGTCTCTGCTGCCGTCTCGGCGGCCAACGCGGCCCGTGATGCGGCCCTGTCTGACCTCGCGCAGGCTCAGATCGACATCGACGCCATGGCTGCTCAATTGATCACCGCCGCTACGACCCCTGCGGAGTCCGCTGGTATCGCTGCGGTCGCTGCGGCTCTAGTTGCCCCGGCTCCCGTCGTGGACGTCCCCAGCGTCGCCCCTGTGGCGCCTGTGGCCCATGTGCTGCCCCTCGGCCCCGTGGTCCCCGTGGCCACCTTCCTGCCGGGTGATCCCCGCGCGCCGAAGGTCTAAAATCGAAAAATACCCCCAAGGTTCCCGTTATGGGTTCCTTGGGGGTTTTTTGCGTCAGTCCCGGGAGGCGTGGAAGTGTCCAAGCCGTAGCCCCGGGCCTCCGCAGATCAGAGGTCAGTCCACAGCCAGAGCAGCAGCGCGATCAGCGCGAGCCCGGGGCAGTCGTTCAGGAGGCAGAGGAACGCCATGAAGGGCATCAGTGAAGCTCCTCGCATTCGGTATCGATGGTCTGCTCGTCGATGATCATCCAGCTATCGTTGCTGTCAGCCGCGTCTACGGCTGCGTCTCGGGACGTGGCTTCAACGCGGGCGTCTTCAACAACTCGACGCCAGCGAATGACGCGGAAGGTTCTCAGTTCATCACTCATGCGGCCACAGCCGTCACGTAACGCAGCTTCATTTTACGATCGGTCTTCCACTTGTGTGGGTAAGGGTAATCAGGGAGGCGCTTGTTGCGCTCCCGAAAGAGAGCGCGCGAGGCATCGACTGCCAGCACCGTGAACTTGAAGTGCGACCCACCGGCTGCTGTAGCCACGGGGTCCCCAAGCTGCCACTGTCGCTCAGGGGACAGTTCGTCCCAATGCTCAGCGACGTACTTGCTCATTGCATCGTACTCGTGGTCGCTCATGGGACCGTCGTCGAGCACGTAGTAGCAATAGGCGGCCACGATGATCTTGCGGGCCGCGAGGTCTGGGCTCAGCCCCACTGGTCGGCCATGGCGTTCGCGATGCCTTGGTATGTGAGGCTCCGAAACTTCCATCGGTCCTCACCTGGAGGAGCCAGATGGACAGCCTGCTTCGGCTTGGCCTCTGCCTCCAGCCGCAACGCGGTCCTGCAGTCGTCCCATGTCGCATAGGTTGGCACGAGGGCCGGTAGCTCACGGAGCCAGAGGCACGTGGCCTTCTGCTCGGGGTCACCGAACATCCAAGGCTGCACGGTCTGGGTCTGCTTGCCGCAGCCAATGCGTTCCTTGGCGTAGCCCAGCATGATGGGGTTCTCACACGCCACCTTGCCGATCTGCTTCGTGGTCCAGAGCTTCGCGAAGAAGTCTGCACCTTCAGCCATGTTGCGCCAGCGCTCAGGGCACAGGCCATTCTCTTTCTTACCGTCGATGTAGAGATGCTTCGATGAACTGTTGGAGAGATAGGTGCATGGTGGATGAAAGATGCCTAGGTCCCAGTCTCGGTCGAGAATGGTGAGGACGTCGCCTTGGTAGTGGTAAGGGCTGTCCGAGGGTTCGAGGTCGCACGACCATGCGTCGTGACCTTTGGCTCGGAATGCGTCTCTCACTCGCCCGCTGAATTCACAGCCGACGAGGACCCGCAGTTTGCGGGAGGAAATGTTACGCTGCTAGGGAAATGATTTGTGCTTGAAACTTCTGTTGAGGGGCCGTGGTGTAGCCTTCGGGATTGCGCATCTGCGCTTTGATGCGGTCAGTGCGCGCAGGCTGCTGAAGCTCTAAGATGCGCTCCATCAGCTTCGGCACGCTCTCCTCGGGGATGATCACCTCGTTGCATCGAACCAGCGGCGTAGCGAAGTGCGCTAGGTCTTCAATGCGATGGATGGTGTGGGTCGTCAGACACGGCTTGGCGTCAATCGCCTGAAAGTCCCAATCAATCTTCCCTGCCGCATGGACCCGGATGTCATGGGCCATATGCTGCATGTGGAAGCGAATGGTCGGCAGGTAACGATGCCAGTCCTCACGCGAGCGCATGTAGTCGAAGTCGATGGTCTGGCTCATGGCGCGCATGTTGCAGCCGGGATGCATCATCATGAGAGCCATCCGGCCGTCATAGTAACGCTGGTCTGCGCTGATCTGCCATCCGGCCTGCTGGAGCCTGAATGTGTCTGACCGCATTCCCGCCCACTCAACTTCGAGCGGACGGGAGAGAATGTGCGGGTGGCTACCCGATGTCGCGGAGGAGAACGCCATACTCGTCGCGGAGGTTCTGGACGATACGCTCGGCGTCGGCAATCTGCTTCAGCTTGGCCTTGATCTTCGACTTGGCGGCAGTCGCCTTCTCGGCAGCAAGCTCACTCTGAGCCTCGGCCTCGACCTTCTTGATGTCAAACATTCAGTAGTCTCCTATTAGAGCCGGTCAACCTTGCGGGTCGGCTTGGCTTCCAGTTTCACAGGCTTCTTGACTTCGACCTGAGGCTCCTCAGGCTGCTGCTGCTTCTGCAGCAACTCTTCGATACGCAGGAGCGCGTCGAGAATCTGCTGTTCGAGGGTGCGCTGGTGGTGCTGGTCGTGTGGGCGTTGGCGGTCAACTAGGGACACATGTCCTCCATGAATTCAGTGTGAGCCTGCAGCATCTTCAGCCAGTAGACGTAAGGCAGCAGGGCGAGCATTTCGAAGGTGAAGAGTTGGGCTTCATCAGGCATAGTGTTCAATCAGCCTTGCTTCGGCAGTGACGAGGAAAAGCTTTGCGGCCTTCACACGTGCGTCGGCCGTGTAGCGTTTGTCCCACCACCCGCTCTTGGTGAGGGCGTAGGCGGGGAAGTCGGCAGGCAAGACGATGTCTCCGTAGGAGCTAACCCACAGCGACACCGTCTTCATGCGCGACCTATGGCGTGTATCCAGATGAAGGTGTCGCCTTTGCGCCACCAGCCGGAAGCCAGAAGGCCTTTGACCAACTCAGGGTCTTTGGTTGTGATG